AAGATCGAGAATAGTTGTGATACCTTCTCTTTCAAGAGTTGGAAAGAAAACTTCTTCATAAAATTTTAGAAAGTAATCATGATATAACTTTGATCCCTTCTTGAAACCAAGATGTTGATCTGTAATGATAGCAACCTTCATCGATTGTTATTCCTATATTGTATAGCATCTTTGATCTGATTATACTCAGATGACTTACCGTCTTCGTCTGCGACGAAAACTTCGTCAAACCCAGATCTTTCTATAATTTTTTGTCTTATTTCTAATTGTTTCTTTTCTTTTTGTATCCTACGTAGGAAGGCATAGTGTATAATCTGAGTGAAATATGCAAAAGGATTGGTAGACTTCTCAGGATTGAAGTTGTTTATGTACTGTACACAGTTTTCTATACCATCACATATCATATCATCCTTGAACATATAGTTCACAAAGTTTGGTTTGTATGATAAGTGTGTAGCAATTTTTAGGAAACATTCACCAAGATAGTTTGTGATACGAGGTTTGGGTTCACCTGTTGCCTCTGCATCCTTGATGGATTTCTTATATGCAACGATAGCATAGAGAAATTCTTTATTGTTTACATAATGCTCAGATCTTTTTCTTGCCATTTATGTTCTTTTGTATACACAAATTATAGCACCACTTGACAACCTTGGCAAATACCGTTACACTAACAGTGTCGCTGTTCAGAAGACAAGCTATAGGTCTTTCTTAGGTTTTTTAGATGCAGAGTCTGATTTATATAATTTTTCTATCATCTGTCTTGCTTTATCTACACTATTTACATACCCCATCTGTCTGTCAAGATCGGGGTGTTGACGTTTGAATCCACCATCAATAATAGTATTGTAAGTTTTGATAACTAAATCATCTTTTATTTCAGACATTGTTATCACTTTATCGAGATTCAATATAAAAACATCTTCTTCTGTCATTTTTATCCAAGGTTCAAATTTATATCCCATAGGGATATTCGCTCCATGGGAGCGAACCTCTTGACACACCACAGGATTATCAATTATTATTTGTTCTTCTTTAGATGAGTAATCTATGATAACTTTAGTTAAGATTTCCTCCCCACTAACGAGTTTTACAGTGGCAACAAACTCTTCGTAAGGTTCTTTTTTATTCTCAGATTTTGATCTGAATAATTTCATAACTAAACTTCTCCTCGTTGTAGTATTTGATTCGTTCAATCAGGTGATTCAAAGTATAGTTTTGCTTTGATCCCTTCTTACAATCATCTGCTATGTCGTATAGGGTTGCATTGAGTTTATCTTTACTCTTTCTTAGAACCCTACCTATGGATTGTAAAGTTCTAATCCTAGATTTACTAGGAGATGCAAAGATAACATTGTGTAGATTCTTGATGTTGATGCCTGTAGAGAATGTGCCGAAGGATGCAATGATAATTGCATTGTCTTCTTTTTCAGTAATTCTTCTTACTGATTCTCTCTCTTCAACGTCTACTCCACCGTGAACAAAAAACATCTTTCGTTCAACTTTATTTATTATATCGTACAAGACCTCTCCATGGGTAGCAACCCTACTGTAGAGTATCAAAGTGTTACCTTTCAAGTCCCAGACTAGGTTTCTTATAAATTTATTTCTTTTTTCGTGAGTGATAAGATACTCTATTTCATCCTGATAAGTATCAAACGTGATAGGATCATGCTTGAGTAACAACACTCTGATGTTTAGATGTGCTAGATAACCTTTCTCCTGTAACTCCTTAGTGTTGACGATCTTATAAGAGGGTCCGAACAAACCTTCAAGTACCCATTTATGAGTTTGTGTACCATCAAGCGTACCTGTGAAACCATACCTGTACTTTGTGTCATAGAGTTTAGTCATGATACTTACTAATGATTTAGACTTGAACTGATGTGCCTCGTCACCTATGACCACATCAAATCTGTCAAACCATGCTCTAGGTAGTTTGTATATTGATTGCCAAGTTGAGATTATAACTTGTTTTTTACTGAGTAGATCTTTACCTGCATAGATTTTGTGACAATATGTTTCCGCATCCCAACTATAATCTATAAAATCCTTATACATCTGTTCCACCAGTGAAGTGGTTGGTACTATAATTAGTGTTGACCTTTTATTTTCTGTGTGGTATCTTGTAATAGCATATATCATGAGGGACTTACCTGACCCTGTAGGTGATATCAACAATCTTCTATTTTTCTGCAATGCATCAAACACACCCTCAATCTGATAATCACGAGGTTTGTATTTCGAGATTCCCGTTAGGTAGTCCTTTACTCCCTCATGAGAGACTGATTCCGTCTCTTGGTACGGGAGGCCGTAATACTTGGAGTTCTCAAATTCGTAATCGTAATCGTATCTGCGACAAAATTGAACAATCTTATCTAGAAGACCTACGTAAATTTGAGACTTCTGCAGATTAAATAATCTTATCTTACCATCCCAATACTTTGACCTGTATTGAGGCATGAACTTAGCACCTGGCACATCAAATGTAAATTCATCTTGCAATTCATGTTTTATATGTGGGTCACACTCTATTTGTAAATATACTTCATTCTTCTTTTTTATAACGAGATTAGCCATAACCTGAAGAGAACCTTCGCCACTCAATAGCATTCTTTATTTGGTAGGTTCTATTAGAAACTTGTTTGAGTATCTCTTCAAGATACTTGAGCATGGTGTCGTAGTATTCAATCTTCAGTTTTGTCTTACTCAGTTTTTCATCTGAGTCAAGATATAACTTGAGGTCATCTTTATCTCTGACCTTGTAGGGAAAGGGTTCTTGAGCATATATGTCTGCTGTTGCTTTCCCTGTGTAATACTTACGCCTGTCTAATAGACTACTGGAATACACTGCCTCATCACGTTTCCGCATCAGCAGTATCGTATTATATAGGTTGTAATATTTGGCGTGTAATTGTGGTATCTTCAGACTCTCAGTGTCCAATTCATCTTGATTCATCTTTGAATCTTTTTCCCACATCTCCTGTATAGAATCGAGAGAGAGGGTGCTAGACTTTCTTTCCATTTACGTCAATCACATCAAAAATAGTATAGCGGAAAATTGCGGAAGCAGTATAATATTGTTGCTGTTCCTGTGTTGCATCAAAAGGAACTGCACTCAAGGATACTGGAAATACATCCTTGAATTTTATTTTGACACTAGGATTATAATCACTGTTGAGTATCATAAGAGTAGCATCAGATCTCTCATTGAAAAAATCACCAGAGACAGGTTCCTCAGGTAATAACCTATCGGAATCTTTCAACTCTTTGAATTGAGATAGTGACTCTGGAAACCCAAGAGAGGTTATCCATTGATATATTTGAAGATAATTTTCCATATCTTCATCAACCATAAAAGTTATACCAAGATCACCATAAGTCATCTTATCACCTGGCACTGGTATATCTTTGAGGTAGGTTCTTTGCACAGCTGTGCCCAATGTGACCTCAGGTATATTTGCTGAGTTGCAATAAAAATCTACCTTAGGGCATCTGTTTAGTAAAAATTTAAAACCAACAACTGACAGAAAGTTTCTGTTTGAAACCTCCTGATACTTCATAGGATGTACAGATTTTCTTGTTGGCATTAGCGACGCAATGTTTGTAAGTATTCTAAAACATGTTCACGAACCCACATGAGTTCGTTGTAACAACCTTGATTATGTGCACACCCTCTCAGTTTAGAATCTGGACAGTGAATGGATTCTATAAAAATATCAAGACCACGATTCCACTTTACATCTTGTGTCTCATGTTCATCTATTTTTAATTTGTCGTTCATAATAAGTTGTACTACCATATTTATCATAGCATAAAAAAAGGACTGCAAAGCAGTCCTTGATACAGTTATTGAAACTGAATTACATTAGGTTTGTAACTTTTACACGTCTGTAGTATCTGTTGCTGTTTCCAACAATTCTACCAAGACCTTGTGTTGTGCCTTCAGCAAATGGGTTAGCAACCATACCATATCTGGTTTTGAAACCAATCTTTGGCTGGAATGTGTCTTGTCCCACTGCTCTTACCATCTGTAG